GCGGCCCCGCCTTCCGGATGGAATTTGGGAATGGGAGTGTACATTGGATGAGCTCCTGCAATTTGGTGATTATGTAAAAGAACGGGCTGCGTTGGCATTTGCGGGAGAAGGAGAGTTTGCACCGGGGGAAAAGACCTGTAAGTTCTGCCGGGCGAGAAAACAGTGCCGGGCAAGATCTGATCATAATGTGAAACAGGCTTTTGATCTGGGAGATCTCCCGCCGCTGATTTCAAATGAGGAGGCTGGAAAGCGACTTTTGGCAATGAGGGACGTAGTTGCGTATCAGAAAGATCTGCAGGAGTGGGCTCTGTCCGAATGTCTCGCTGGAAATGAAGTTCCCGGATGGAAGGCTGTGGAAGGCAGACGATCCCGCGACTGGACGGACATGGATGCAGCTTTTGAAAAATTAACCAGGTGCGGTATTGTGGCAGAAGAAATCCTTTGGGAGAAAAAGCCGCTGACAATGGCACAGGTGGAAAAGACAATCGGAAAGAAAGATTTTGCAGATGCTGTGGGAGAGTTTGTGACCCAGAAACCGGGGAAACCGACACTAGTAGAAGCATCTGATAAGAGACATGCAATTACAAATAAAGTAACCGCACAGGAAGCATTTAAGGAGGAAAATTGAAATGGGAATCGGAGAAGCAACGAACGTAACAACAGAAAAAGCAAGATTAAGTTATGTACATTTATTTAAGCCTTATGCTGCAATGCAGGGGCAGGAAGAAAAATTCAGTGTAACTGTACTGATCCCGAAGACGGATGTGGAAACAATGGCCCGGATCAATGCAGCGATTGAAGCCGCGAAACAAAAGGGGATTACAGAAAAATGGAATGGGGCGTGCCCTCCAATCGTACCGACTCCGGTTTACGATGGAGATGGAGTCCGGCCAAGTGACGGCATGCCGTTCGGAGAAGAATGTAAAGGTCATTGGGTGTTTACCGCAAGTGCGAAGGTAGATTATCCACCGGAAGTAGTGGATAAGATGGGAAATCCGATCATCAATCAGTCAGAAGTGTACAGCGGAATGTACGGACGAGTGAACGTGAATTTCTTCCCTTACTCATTTGGAGGGAAGAAAGGAATTGGATGTGGACTGGGTCCGGTTCAGAAGTTGGAAGATGGGGAAACCCTGTCAGGGGGACACGTATCCGCTGCACAGGCGTTCGGAGCGCCACAGCCGGCATCAGCAACACATCCACAAAATGGGGGAGTTCAGATCAATCCTATCACAGGACTTCCAATGTAATTTTTTTTGCGGAGTCTTTCGACTCCGCATGTTTAAAAGGAGAAGATACGGATGGGGCATCATCTATCGATAGATATAGAGACAAAAAGCAGCATAGATATTGGAAAAGCTGGATTATATAAATATGCACAGTCTCCGGATTTTGCAATCCTTTTATTTGCCTACAAATGGGATGATGATCCGGTTCAGATTGTGGATCTTGCTACAGGTGAATTGATTCCGGACTGGATACTGGACGAGCTTGTAGATCCGGATACGATCAAACACGCATATAACGCAGCCTTTGAATGGTACTGTTTAAATCGCGCTGGATATATGACTCCTTTGGAGCAGTGGCGATGTACTATGATGCACGGTCTGTACTGCGGATATACAGCAGGTCTGGACGCAACCGGAAAAGCAATCGGACTGCCGCAGGATAAGCGGAAGTTGACAACAGGAAAGGCACTGATCCGATATTTTTGTGTACCATGTAAACCGACAAAGACGAACGGGAACAGAACATGGAACTTGCCAAAACATGCACCTGAAAAATGGGTGCTTTTTAAAGATTACTGCAAGCAGGACGTAATAACAGAGTACGAGATTTTGAAACGGTTGGAGCAGTATCCAGTTCCGGAAGAGGAAGAGTTCTTATGGCAGATGGATATTCGGATGAATGCGTACGGAGTTCGTGTGGATGAGGAGCTGATCAACGGGGCTCTGGCTATCGACGCGATCAGCAGTGAAAACCTGACGATGGAAGCTATTGATATTACCGGACTTGGAAATCCGAACAGTACCTCGCAGTTGAAAGTGTGGATTGAAAAGCAAATATCCGGAGAAATCTCCGGCTTGACGAAAGAGAACGTAACGGAATTATTGAGCCGTAGTGATATATCAGATGAGGTGAGGAGGGTGCTGGAGATACGTCAGCAGCTCGGAAAGACCTCCATTAAAAAATATGTAGCCATGAAAACCGCAGAGGGAGAAGGAGAACGCGTTCGAGGACTGACCCAGTTCTACGGTGCTAACAGAACCGGCAGATGGGCAGGACGTCTTGTGCAGATGCAAAACCTCCCGAGGAATTATTTGAAGACGCTGGACGAGGCTAGAAAGCTGGTAAAAGCAAAAAACTATGAGGGCGTCCGACTGATCTACGAAAACGTACCGGATACACTTTCCCAGCTGATCCGAACAGCGTTTATCCCTTCCGAGGGGCAGAAGTTTGTAGTGGCGGACTTCTCTGCGATCGAGGCACGTGTGATCGCGTGGCTGGCAGGAGAACAGTGGGTAAATGAAGTGTTTGCTACACACGGAAAAATTTACGAAGCGACGGCATCTCAAATGTTCCATGTGCCGATCGAAAGAATCACAAAAGGAAATCCAGAATACAGTCTGCGGCAGAAAGGAAAGGTTGCGACGCTTGCACTTGGATATCAGGGAGGTTCTAATGCACTGATTGCAATGGGGGCTTTGAATATGGGACTGACAGAAGAAGAACTTCCGGACATCGTGCAGAGATGGAGGAGCGCAAACCCGAGAATCCGTGACCTGTGGTATGCCGTAGAAGAGGCATCGTTACAAACGATGCTGACAGCACAACCGCATGCGATCAACGGACTGATCTTTGCGCTGGAAAGCGATCTTGTGTATGGGCAACACTTCCTTACAGTACAACTTCCGAGCGGAAGGAAGCTTTTTTACCCGAAACCATTTTTACAGGAGAATCAGTTCGGGAAAGCGGCAATCCATTACTATACTGTAGGTCAGCAGACAAGGAAATGGGAAGTGACGTCCACTTATGGTGGCAAAATGACAGAGAATATCGTGCAGGCAATCGCAAGAGACTGCCTTGCGGAAACATTACGAAGAATTGAGAAAAAAGGGCTGCAGGTGGTATTCCATGTCCACGATGAAGTGATCATCGACGCGCCGATGGATGTGACAGTAGATGAAATTTGTAATCTGATGGCAGAACCGATAACATGGGCGCCAGGGTTAATACTGAAAGGCGCAGGATTTGAAAGTAACTATTATATGAAAGATTAGAGGGTTGTCGGATGCAGCATAACAGAAAATTACATATCAGTACGGCAGGCACAAGAAAAACAAAGCACTGGCCGGAAACAGAAATCCTCTGGTCTGAATTTGTAGACAAGGTAAAAACTCCGGTACGGAGTACGGAGACTGTGGAAGAATATCTTGCGATGACAAAATACCGACAGGACGAATTAAAAGATGTAGGCGGTTTTGTGGGCGGCACATTTGAGAATGATATCCGGAAAGCTGCTTATGTAAAGGGCAGAGATCTTCTGACTCTGGACATGGATAACATCCCCGCAGGCGGTACGGATGAGATTTTGAAACGGGTATCCGGTTTGGGGTGCGCGGCTCTGGTCTACAGCACAAGAAAACACGCTGGGTATGCACCCAGACTCCGTGTGATCGTACCACTGGATACGACTGCGTCAGCGGATGAATATGAACCGGCGGCAAGAAAGCTGGCATCTCTGATCGGAATGGAATTCTGTGACCCTACTACCTTTGATGTGTCGAGGCTTATGTACTGGCCAAGCTGTTGTAAAGACGGGGAGTACATCTTTGAAGTATACGATCAGCCATTCTGCAGCCTGTCCGGTCTCCTTCAGATGTATGGGGACTGGACAGATATTTCGCAATGGCCGCAGGTATCGGGAACGGCAGCAATCGAAAAGAGACGGTTGGCAAAGCAGGAGGATCCGACAACAAAGAGAGGAATCATCGGTGCATTCTGCCGGACATACACGATCTCTCAGGCAATGGAGAAGTTCATTCCGGGGATGTATGATCCCACAGATATTGAGGGGCGTTATACCTACACTGGTGGGTCTACGGTGGGCGGTGCAGTTGTGTATGACGGGGATCTGTTCCTTTATTCTCACCACGCAACGGATCCGTGTTCCGGCATGCTCGTTAATGCCTTTGATCTTGTGCGCCTACATATGTACGGTGATAAGGATCGGGACGCGAAAGACGGAACTCCTGTGAATAAACTGCCGTCCTTTGTGGCTATGAGCCATTTGGCAGTTGGCGATAAGGGCGTTTCCGATTTGCTTGCGAAAGAGAAGATGGAACAGGCTCGACAGGCATTCCAAGCAGAGGAGGGAGAGACAGTATCGGAAGATGACCTGTCTTGGATCTCCCGACTTACCCATGACGGAAACGGAAAAATAGAAAAGACGATCAATAACGCGGTGCTCATCTTGCAGAATGACCCTCTTTTAAAAGGGAAGATTGTGACGGATGAATTTGCAAGCTGTGGCTTGATCCTCGGAAAAGTTCCGTGGAGTGTGAGTGAGGAAAAGCGCAGATGGAAAGATGAGGATGATGCAGGCTTCTATAATTATATGGAATTGTTCTACGGGATTACCGGTAGAGAGAAGTTGGATAATGCACTCCTGATCGTGAGTAGTCAGAACCGCATCAACGACGTGAAAGAGTATTTGAAATCCTTAAAATGGGACGGACAGAATCGGCTAGATACACTTCTGAGCGTGTATTTGGGTGCTGAGGATAACGGCTACACAAGGGCGTCATGCGTAAGTCTCTGTGTGCAGCGGTGGCCCGGGCGGTCACAGGTGGCGTGAAATATGATTATATGCCAATCTTTACCGGTCCGCAGGGAATCGGAAAGAGTACGTTCCTGCGGATACTGGGAAAAGACTGGTTCTCGGATTCACTGACAACTTTTGAGGGAAAAGAAGCCGCGGAGCTGATACAGGGAACGTGGATCAATGAGGTGGGGGAACTGACGGCAATGACAAAGCAGGAGACCAATGCGGTCAAGCAGTTTTTAAGCAAGACAGACGATATCTACCGTGCCGCCTATGGGCGCAGAACGAACAAATATCCGCGCCGCTGCGTCTTCTTCGGAACAAGCAACGCAGAAGAGTTTTTAAAGGATATGACGGGGAACAGACGGTTCTGGCCAGTGGATGTGGGCGTGCACCAGGCAAAGAAGTCCGTGTGGCAGGATCTGCCGCAGGAGGTGGATCAGATATGGGCGGAGGCATACACCTATTGGCTGTTAGGGGAATCACTGTATATGACCAAGGAAGAGGAACAGCTGGCAGAAGAGATGCAGGAGAGCCACAGAGAGGCATCCGGAAAGGAAGGGGTGATCCGGGAATTCTTAGAACGTCTGATTCCTCCGAACTGGGATTCCTTAAGTTTGTCGCAGCGCAGACAATTTTACGCAGGAAGCCTGCATCTTCCAAAGGGAACGGAATTGGTAGAAAGAGATAAAGTTTGTGCGATGGAAGTGTGGGCAGAATGCTTTAATGGGGATGTGAAATTCATGAAGAAAACCGACAGTATGGAGATAAACGGTATCCTGGCGTCAATCAAAGGATGGAAACGAAACAAAAGTGTGAGACGCTATGGTGTATACGGGACACAAAAAGGGTTTGAAAGGGTGTAAACAATCAAGGGTAAACTATAAGAGATAGATGGTTTACGGGTTAAAAATCGACAGTAAACCATGTAAACGATAAATTTTTAAAAGTTTACATACTTAGTTTGTGAGAAAACCCAGTAAATACAA